CGCTCCTCCTCCGCCGCACGCAAGGCGGAGGAGGAGCGTGAGCGCGCTAGGCGCGCCGACGAAACGCGCCGCCGCGTCGAGAAGAACGTGAGGGAGTCGAGCCGCGCGCGTAAGAGCCATGGCGACTCAACCGCGGCCATCATTGCATGGCGCGAGCACGGGAAACGCCGCGAGCGTGGCCGCGAGCGCGTCGAGGAAAACCTCTCCAGCGGCTACTACGTCTACGCGTTCCCGTCCCGCCATCTGAAGCCGTTGCACATCTACCTGCGCATGGTTGACGCGAGACTCGAACGCGGCGGGACGTTCCGCAGTCTGAGCGACTTCTTCATCTACCACCCATACGACGGCGCGACGGTGTGGGACGGTTACGCATACTTGTACAGACCTGAAGGCGAGACCGTCGCGCGGGTGGTCAACAATATCATCCGCAGTCGTATCGCACGCGCGTCCCACGGCACGCCGACGAGGGAATCACTGGAGCGCGCCGCGTTGCGCATCTACAAACACATCGGACGTCCCGAATTGAACGAACGCTACGCGCAGATTCGTAAGAATCTCGCGCACGCCTGACAACCAATCTTCGGGGGCGGGAACGTCCCGCCCCCGCCGTTAGAAAAGAGGTAAACATAATGTGTGTAATCGTGACGGCAGTCCCCGGCGCAATGCCGGAACCCGAAGATATCCTCGCCATGAGTGAGGCCAACAATGGCGGGGGCGGCGTGAGTTGGTGGGACGGCGAGCGCTTGAGAGTGTTCAAGAACGTTGACCCGCTGAAAGTGGTGGGCTTCATCTTCAGCCATTGGGATAGTCTCAGGCGCGCCCCCTGCCTTATTCACTTCCGTTTCGCCACGCATGGCGCGGTGTCGCCTGAGAACTGCCACCCGTTCCACACTGATAGGGGCTATATCGCGCACAACGGTATCGCCCACGACTTCGAGGACGGCCCGTATGAGAACGATTCCAAGAACATGGTGCGCGCGTGGATTGACAGCGGATACGATAACGACACGTTCGCCGGTCAGGGTCTCGTGGCCCTCATCACCCCGCACGGTTGCCTGAAGTGGCTTGAGGGCGAGCCGATTAAATACGGGCAAGGTGTGTGGGTATCCAATATGTTTTGGGATATCTGAAAGTTTTCGGGCGTGTCGTATGGCACGCCCTGATATAATGAAAAAACGAAACCAAGGAAATGAGGTAAACCGATGAAACCTTCCGAATATTTCCGCGATAATGTCGTGAGATATCTAGCGGTACTATCCGATAGGGCGCTCGAAGCCGGAACCGACGTCGTGCGCACCATAATCGCGCTCGACACGGCCACACCATACATGGCAAGGGACTATCAGAACGCGCTCGCGGCATGGTTGCAAGGACGGCACGACGTGTGGCAGAGTCGCATAGACGACTACAAGTCGAACCCAACCGGGAAAGCCCTCGCGACGATAGCGGATTACGCAATCCACGAACACACCCCCCACACCCAGCGGGAGTACGACGACATCGTGGAACGCGCCTACCGCATGGCCGTGGATGAAACGCTTATCAAAAACGAACTCGAAAAAAGGAGGAACAATGGAAAGTGAGAAACGATACGACGTGCTGACTCGCATAGCCGCCGTGCAACAGTCGGTTGAGGCGGTGAAACGCACCACCGAAGGATACGGTTACAAGTACGCCACACTCAACGACGTATGGCAGTTGGTCAAGAAGACCATGGAGGAGCACAGCCTAGGCTGGACGGCCGTATGCTCAAGCGAGATAGTCGGCGCGGACACCGACATGCCCACCGTGTACAACACGCTCACCGTGGCCGTCTACGAGGCTCTACACGAGTATGAAAGCCTCCCGGACATGGTGAAACACGGTGAGGCCCTGAGCAGTAGCTACACGTATCCGGCGGCCGCGGCACAGCAAGTCGGAAGCTTCGAAACCTACTACCGGCGCTATGGTCTCCTCCATCTGCTTGGCCTGACCACAATCGCGGATGATGACGGCAAAACCGCCACATCCCTCCCCCGCCCGTCCCTCACTGAAGAATTCAACTAACCACCCCGCAAGGGCCAACCGAAAGGAAAAACAAAATGGCAAACGACATGCTCGAAATCGAGGCTGTGGGCGAAATCCGATTCGTTCACATCAAGGACAAGTACCAGTCGGACGCGGCCAAACAGCGCGGCATCGAACCAAGCTACCAGCTGCAACTCTCGTTCCCCAAGAACGGCGACGTGCATAAGGAACTCGTGGCGTCCGCGAAACAGCTGGGCGTGCGCGCCAACGGCGACAACCTCCGCTACAAGGATGGAGACCTCATCACCCTCAAGGACGGCACCCAGCCCCAGCGCGGCAAGTGGCTCGTCAACCTCTCGTCCAAGTGGAGGCCCAGCATCGTTGACCAGAACGCCAACGACGTGGAATTGACCGAAGAGCCGGGCGACGGCACGCTCGCCAACGTCGCGTTCAAAATCGGAAACACGAAGGAAGGCAAGCTCACCTACTTCCTGACCGGCGTCCAGCTGCTTCGAGTCGAAAAGAACAACACCCCCGCCCCCCACAAGTTCGGCGCATACACCCAGCTGAGCCTGAGCGACGAAGGCGTGGACGAAGAGGAACCGGAGTTCTAACACAGTGAACGCGCCAATCCACTACAGTGACGATGACATGATTGACGCGCTCACCACATGCCCGAACATAGACCAAGCCGCGCGCGCGCTCAACGTGTCGCGCGGCTGGTTGTTCCCGCACGCGAAACGTTTGGAGCGTGAAGGAAGAATCATTCCGAAATCAATCATGCCCGCATATTTCAAGCCAAAGGAGACGGAACAGTGAAATTCCTAGACACCCCCCCCGACGAAGTAAAGGTAAGCACCGCGTTCAACACGATGCTGAAACAGAATCTAGGCAGATGGGCGGAATACCGTTCATACAAGAAACGCAACGTCGCGAACGCCACCGCATACCATATCCGCAAGCACCTCTTGGCGTGGACGGAGCCGACGGTGGATTACGTCACTGCGACACGCCGCAAGCCGGACGGCACATACGCCGTATGGGTCAGCGCGGTACGCATCAAGGAGGACACCGATGACGAGATTGAATAAGCAAAAGCCGGAACCGTTGGAGTCGGCCACCCAGAACCGTCTCATCAGACTCTTCGAACAGCAAGGCTGGTACGTGCAGAAAACCGAAGGGCGCTCTCGCAACGGCTTTCCCGACGTGACCGCCGTAGACCCGCTCGGCAACGTGTGGTTCATCGAACTGAAACGCACGGTGGGAAAGCCCAGCCCGGACCAGTGCCGCGAACTCAAGGCGCTCGCCGAACATAACGCGAACGTCATGCTCCTCTACGGCAAGAAGGCCGTGGACACCGTACTGCTCTATCACAACTTGGTCGACATGACGAACGTCTACCACGAAATCCTCGTCGTCGATTCGGAAGGAAAAATGAAATGGACGAAAGAAATCTGACATACAAGGTCTTCCAAGACCGCGACACATGGCTCAAGGCGCGTGAGGAGACGATAGGCGCGTCCAGTCTCGCGCACTTCATCGCCACCGGACAGCTGCCATCCCCCCCGCCGGACGTTCCGGCAGTGCAGTCGGCGTTGCAATTCGGCAGCATCTGGGAGCCGATGCTCGTCAAACTGTACGCGGAGCATCTACAGCTGTCCATCGCCAGCAAGAACACTCCCGTCGCCCAACTGGAGAACGGGCAGCTCGCATGGTACGACAACAGCTTCTACACGGACGGACGCCTGCACGTCTCGCTGGACGCCGCATACCGCGACTATGGCGGCATCGTCCACACCGTCGAAGTGAAGACCGGAAGCAAGCCGTCATACGCGTTCCTCGCCACGAAACAGCGCAGCCAGTATTCCGCACAAGCGCAGATAGAGGCCCGCATGATGGACACGGAGTATGCGGAGATAATCTACGCGCAACGCCCCCCGTCGTGGGAGACGATGAGTTCGGAATACATCACCGAACGAATCAAGAAAACGCTCGACATCGTGGTCGTTCCCGACGTGATGGACGAGGGCAGGCTGGAAAAGTACGCGGACGAGTACGAGCGCGCCATGCGGCCGGACGAAGCGGACAACGACGGACAGCACCTGCTGGCCGAACTGTTGGAGGCGAAGGACCGGTACGAGGAGCTGAAGGAACAGCTATCCACATGGCTGGGCGAACACCCCGGCGAGCGCGTCGCGTGCTCCGGGCATGTCGCGAGACTGGCGGAGACAACGCGGACCACAACCGACTACAAGGCGTATTTCGCAAAGCACCCCGCCGACCTGACCCCGTTCAAAAAGACATCGACGACCACGCGTCTCAGCGTGGTGAAGGAGAAGAAGAATGCATGAGTTCATAGTGGACTGCCTGTACATGCTCGCCCTCATCCTCATGTCGGTGCTCGGAAGCACGATGGTCATATTCGTCATCATCGGAGCGGCCAAAAGAATCTTCGACCTCATCGAACATAGGCACGACGATGAGTGACGTGACGGAATGGCTCGACAGCGAGGCTTGGGCCGACATCGAGAAGATGCGCCAGCCCAAGCCCATGCCCCCCGCCGAAAAGAAGAAAACAGTCACCCGCTATGCCGACATGACGCCTGAGAAGGCGGAGCATAAGCGGAAGCTGAAAAAGAAGTGGATTAACGCCCACCATGAGGCGATGCTCGACTACTGGGTGCAGTACCGGAAGCGGCATCGCAAGGAGACCCGCGAGGCGTGCTGCAAGTGGCAGAGGAAATTCCGCGAGGAACACGGCGTCTGCTATCAGACTTGGCGCAGGTGGAGGCAGACGCCCGAAGGCCGCGAGCGCATAGCCGCATGGGAGGCCGAGCACGGAAAGGACACGCAGTGAGGGCTTTCATATTCGATGAGGCAGGAACCGGCAAGACGAAGCGCAGCATGGACCTGCTGGACGACGCCGAACATATCCTCGTCATCTGCCCGGCAAGCGTCGTGAAGACCGCATGGCTGCCGCAAATCGGCCAATGGTCCCACGGCAAGGCGCTGACCATCGAAGACTATCGTAAAGTCGGATGGCCGGAAGACTACCGTTTCCTCGTCGTCTCATACAACATGGCGTCGAAACTGGGCGAGGTGCCGGACGGTTTCAGTCTCATCGTGGATGAGAGCCACATGGTGAAGAATCCTAGGAGCTGGCGCTCCAAGGTCGTGAAGGGCATCAGCGACCTCGCCAAGGACGTGCTGATGCTGACCGGCACGCCCGCTCCTAAGGATTTGGAAGACCTGTACGGTCAGACGGTGGTCATGTACCCGCACGCCAAAGACAGGATGGCCCTATTAGGCGATTCTTGGCGCACTCTAGGGGCTTTCAGGACACGGTACGGTAAACCATACACGATGAGCGTGCAAGGGCGTACAGTGGTCAAATACACGTATTCTCAGCCCATGGTCGAAGAGGCGTGCAGGCAGTTGCAGAAGCTCGTGCTGGACATCCGGCGCGGCGGCAACCCATTGCCCGAAGTCGAATGGCTCCCGTCGCCGAAAACCGAACAGGAGGATGCGGCGCTCGAACAGTGGGTGAACACCCACCAGCTTGCCGAAGACGTGTACGCGGCGAGCGCGAGCGCCGCCGCCGTCAAACTCGCCCAACTCGACGACGGCTTCGCCTATAAGACCGAAGACCGTGGGGAATCCTACTGGTTCGGCGTGTCCAAACTCAAAACCGTCTATGCTGAAGCCAAGAGACGCGAAGACCCGACGCCACTGCTCGTATGGACGCGGTTCAAAGCGGTGAGGGACGAAATCTACCGCACTTGGACGCCATGCACGGACGCGAAAACGTTCCACGCCATGACCGACCAAGAACGCGGAGGATACCGGCTCATCGTCGCCAACCCGCAAAGTATGGGCACCGGCGTGGACGGCCTACAGCATCTCATCAAAGACCAGATATGGCTCGACCTCCCATGGACATACGCCGACTGGGAGCAGGCCAACCGAAGACTGGTGCGACGCGGAAGCCCCTATCAGGGACGGCAACGCATACTCGTGCCGGACACGCCATGGAACCGCAAGGTCATGGACGTGATAGAAGGAAGGAAAACCCTCGATGACATCATCAAAGAAAAACAACTGGGACAGGACGATGGAGAACGTCGATAACGCGCTGGGCGGAGGTGTGGACGCCGCTCCGCACGACATGGCCGCCATCCCGCCATCCGCCGTGCGAATCTACCAGCGCATCATCGAAAACTTCGACCGCATCGAAGACATGCTGACCGGCGTCAAGGCGAAGGAATACGGCGACCCGCGAACCATGTGCCGACGCATCGGACAACGATGGTTCGGAGAAGAAGCGGCGGAAGCCGAGGTGGCACTCATGATGGCCGAACTCAAAATCGAACGCATCAAACACGACCACAGCAAGGAAGACTCGTATATCGACGCCATCGCCTACCTCGCAATGGCATTGGCGTTCATGCAGGAGGGAGAGAAGAATGACTAGGGATGACCGTAGCGTCACACGGATGAAAGTGAGCCGCGAGAAGTGGCTGAAGATAGAATCCGGCGAGACGAGCTTCATACTCAATGAAGACGAACCGTCATACGAGCCGGTTGTCATCGTGTTCGTGGACGCCTTCACCGGAACGCATCTCGGCAACGCCATCATCATCTCGGAATCCACATTCGGCGGCTGGGAGAGCACGCCTTGGACATGGAGCATGTTCGCCAAGCTCACCGACATGACCGAGCAGGAGCTCAGGAAACAGTTCCCGGTCCAAGCCGAGTCGGAAAACCCATCCCAATTCGAAATGTATCTGTGCGAAATCAAATCGGTAGGCGACGACGAACTGTTGCAACGCCTTTGCGACGAACAAGGAGAATGAAATGCTGAACGACATCACCATCGAACAGTGCGTAGACCATCAAGACCTCATCCTGCCATACACGGAGGAACAGTTGAACCCCAACTCGTATGACGTGACCTTGCAGGACACCATCATCACCTATGGCATGGATGAGGAGGATGGCTACGCGGACGGCGGCGACCACACGCTGCACGGCGTCCACACCAAGCCAGTCAGAGTCAACGGACACTACATGCTCCAGCCCGGACAGTTCGTGCTGGGAGCCACCGTGGAGAAAATCAGCCTCCCGGACAATATGATGGCACGGTTCGACGGGAAAAGCTCACTTGGCCGACTTGGACTCTGCACGCATGTGACCGCCGGATTCATCGACGCCGGATTCATCGGCACCATCACCGTCGAACTGAAGAACGAGAACAATTTCCCAATCATGCTGAAGCCGGGCATGCGAATCGGCCAAGTGTCATTCGAGTACCTGAACGCCGCTTCGGTGAAACCGTACGGCGTGGTCGGCCACTACCAGCATCAGAGCGCTCCGCAGCCAGCGGTGGAGGTGTGATATGGGTGTCAAGCTGCCTCGTCAATGCCTGAACTGCGGGTGCTATATGACGTTGAAGGACTGGTATCCGGAAATGCTGTGCGATGACTGCAAGAGGGAAATCGACTCGGCGTTTACGGATGAGGATGAAGGATTGGAGTATCAAGATGCTTAGAGCACTGGCCCACCTCGACCCGACTCTGTGTAAGCATTGCCTGAAGAAGCTCACTCAGAAAGAATTATGGCTTTTCGACGGGTACTGCACTACATGCTGGAGGTTGCGCGGTGGCAATTGAATGTGACTGGCGTGACAGCGGCAAATACTGTCTGAGCCCGGAGCAGGAAAGCGCCATAAAAATGCGGAGCATCGCATGGTACGGCCCCGACACGCAGACCACCACCTGCATGGAGGAATGCGCTGAACTCATTCAGGCAATCAGCAAGCTCAAACGATACAATCCAGAAGACCCGAACAACAAGGTCGGACGCAGCGAGCTTATCGAGAACCTGACCGAGGAAATGGCCGACGTGCTGATATGCATCGACATGCTGTCCGAAATCTACGGGCTGAAACTGAGCGACGTGCGGCGTATGATACAGCACAAGGTGTGGCGCATGAAGCGGAGGATGGAAGCGCAGGGGGCGGAATTATGATGGAGATTCTGAAACTCATCGTCTGCACCACCATCCTGCTCGCGCTCGTCGCGGCCCTCATGATTGTGTGCGACGCGTGGAGCGACCGCGTGTTCCTCACATACGTGGCAATCGCGGTCTTGGCGATAATAGCCTGCGTGTGGCTGTACTGATAAAAAGAAAGCCCCCGCATTTGCGGGGGCTGGGGAGAAACCAAAGGAGGGCTGTTGGTATAACCACCAACAGCCCTCATTGTATCAGGCTAACGGCACATTGTCAAATACCATTCGCTGCCTGAATCGGTGCCGATGGCGACATACCTCGGCTCGCCTGAGGAAGCGCCGGTATAACGGCCCCACAGGAAGCCATCGGCATAGGTGCCCCAACCATCCAGCACGACCTTCTGGCCGCGCGTATAGTCGGCCACGACATTGCCCTTCAGCGACGGCTCGGTGCGCACGTTCAGCGAATCGACGGCGACCTCATACGAGGTGGCGACCACGGTAGGAGTCGGGGAGACCACCACGGCCGGAGCCGGATTCACCGGAGTGTTCGCGCCGACGCAAGCATACTTGTCCCAAGCGGCCTTGTCGCCAGCGAAATAATCCAAATCAAGCGAACCGGCATAGCCGTCGATATGGCCGTTCGAAGTGTACTGGCGCATCGGATACGCCACATACGACCAAATCGAGTTGGCGTCCTGCCAGCCGACCGCATCCATGGACGCGTAGCACGCCTCCCAGATGCCGCAATCATGCTTGCCGCAGATGTCCTTGATGAACGGGATTTCGGAACGCTGGGCGTACACGAGCGGCTTCACGCCGGTCAAACGGATGTACTGGTAGAGGAATTCGTCGAGATACGCGCGATTGCCCCAAGCGGCGTTGTCCGCCGCCTCCCAGTCGACGCACGGCACGAACTTCTTCAGATAGCCTTCGGTGCTCTTGGCGAAGAAATACGCCTCCTCCGAAGCGTTCACGCCACGGATGTAATGCATGTATCCGACGGCCAAGCCGCGAGCGGCCGCGGCCTGAATCTTCGCGTCGGCGCCTGTCCACACGGATTCGACGATGCCGTTGTCGGTTGTCAGCTCTCCAGCGCCCCAAGTACACTGCACCACGACGCCATCGGCGTCAATCTTGGAAACGTCAACGTCAGCCTTCCAATTGCTGATATCCACGAACCTCATTCAGAAACCTCCGTTTCATTGCTTGCAATATGCTTTCCCGTCACCAGACTCTTGGACGGAGTGGCGAGCGAAGCCGGACTAATGGCATCCGTCTTGCCGGAAGACGCCACGCACGTCAATACACTGGCGATGGCGGCAACCAGAGCAATGCCGCAGACGTTCAGCCAATCCACTTGGAACAGGCCGACGCCGCCGACCACGCCAGCCGACAATGCCGCCTGACATGCGGTGCGGATTGCACGCTCCAACGTGTCAATCCAAAAATCCTTTTCAAACATGAATCATGTCCTTTCGTTGATGTCCAACGGTTCTATTGTATCGCGAAGCCCGTCCGGCAGTCGAGGCTTCGGATATTTCTCTAAAAATTCGGGGTCTAATACTTGGCAGAGTTCTCCCAGCCAATGTCCTATCGCCCGAATGTAGGAGGTTTTCAAATCGTCCTGACGGCGGAGTTCGTCGCGTTCATGGATGAATGCGGCAAGCTTTTCGTCCTGCCGGTCGATTTCCTGCTGCATGTTCAACTGGGCTTCGGAGAGTCGCCGGTAGGCTTCGCTCAAGTCGCCGCGTCTGTTTTGCACCCAAGTGACCGCTGCGACCGCAATGGCGCATAGTCCGGTCACTAGGGCGACGATGATATCAGTGCTCATGTGACACCATTTTAACCGATAATTGCGATTATGTCAGGAAGGGCGATAAGTGGCGCGGATGGAACATGCCGTGGCGTGACATTCACCTCGACAAGAACACCGCGAACATGTGGGCTTCCAACGGTACTGCGCACATCCACGTTCAGACTGCTGACATCAACTTGACCGGTTGGGGGTCGTATGTGACTGTTGCGTATGTGAACAACAGCGCCTTCCGTCCAGACAGCCCACAAGGCATTCAGGCGGGTACTGGAAATAGCTATTTCCCGACGTTTTTGGGCGTCTACTCCGATGGAAACGTGAAAATCGGATACGCTGGCGGTCCGACTGGAAACCGTTCCGTATTATCCGTTCTCACCTACGATATCGGCTAGTCCCTCCACTCCCTGCACTGCCATCCTCCGGTCACACCGGAATATACGCCGTTAGTGTTACCGAGCATGACAATTCTTCCGTTCGGTAGAACGAAATTGCACCAGTCGGCGTTTACGGCACTCACGACACCATAGCTATAAGCAGTGTCACTAGGTCCGTATGGTCGCCATCCGGCTGGGATGGTTTCGGTCGCAGAGGCATGATTCTGCTGATTTGAAGCGTCATATTTCATACTGCCGGATACGATGACCGTATCCCAGTCGCGTGAAAGCCACCACGTATCTTTGGTGAACGGCGCTTTTACAGTAATGGTGTCCCGCGTTTTGGCCCACTTGCCGCTTGGAGTCCTGACATAATCGCAATTATCGGCCGCATTATGCAACAGCGTGCCTTCAGGCACCTTGGTGAGCGCGTCACGCTGGGCGGAAGTATGCACACGCAGCATGTCACCCTTCATGGCCGCGCCGATATACGTCTGCGTGATGACCACGCCAGCGGCGGCCGTGTTCGACACGCCAGCCGGAAGCAGCACTCGGGCCAAGGCCAATGCGCCATCAGGAATGCTGGGGGCGACAGGCGTCGCCGCGGCGGTGCCCTTCGCTACTCCGAAGAACTTGTCATCTGAGCTGTCCGACATCGGCGAGCGCGTCTCGTTCTGCTTCACATACACCACGTCGATACGCGAATTGGCTGACGGGGCCGCAGGCAACGGCACCTTCACGTCACCGTCGTTCTGGATAAGCAGAGCGCCGTAACGGTTCAACACCGCATTGAACGGGTGCACCGTCACGCTCATGGAATCGCCGCGGCCCGTCACGAGATTATTCTGCGAACGGTCGAGGATGCCCGCAATGGGCTGCATCGTGGTCTTATCGCATACGAACAGTCCGCTCATGTCGCGTCGCGCATCCAAGAACGACGCCTTTCCGGACACTGCGAACAGGCTGCTTCTCAACGCCATTATCAATCCTTCCTTCCAACGCTTTCAAACGTTCCTCAAGCCGGTCGATACGGTCATGGGCGAGATGCGCCTCATGTATGGCCCACACGCCCAGCATCGGGTAATTGATGCCGACCGGCTCGTAATCATCATTATACTCGACGAACTGCCCCAAGCCGTTGTCGTCCAGCTCTTCGGCAATCATGCCGATGTGGATGGTCGCGTTGTCGCCGTTCCGGTTCACATCGTCGATGAAACGGTAGAGCGTCCAGTCAACGGAACGCATCTGCTCCAACGTGATTTCCGGTTTCATGAAATCCTGCTTCACCTTGCGGCTGGACTGCGACGTGCCCATCGTGCCGTCTGACAACGCCCACACCGCGCGCCACGGGCCGACGGTGAACAGATTGTTGTATGCGTTCGTCGTATGCGTGCCGCCGCGGTCGGTGGACAGCACTCCCCAATTCCAAGCATTGCACTTCGCGTCGATGGTCGCACGGTCATACGAGTTTTTGTTGATGGACGCGGCGACCGTCTGGTCGATGTTCGCGCTGATGTCCAACACCTTCTGGATGGCCTGAGTCAACTGCGAGCCCGAAGGCTTCTCCAATTCGCGCAGGCGGCGACCATACTCGTTCAACGTGGACACGAGCTTGTTGGTCGCCTGAGCGGGATTCTTCACGTCGAGCACGCCGTCATCGTCGGCGACCGGTGTCGCGCCGTCCGCCGACTCTCCCTGATGCACCACGATTTCCATTATTCCACCGTCACTTTCACACCGTCGAACACGTCACCCAACGTGAACGTAATCCAATTCGAACTCTCATCGGCCTTGATGCCGGTGATGCGGCGCGTATGCGCGCCGTCCACATAATACCAGTCGCCCTTCGTCGTGAACCTGATATAGTCGCCGACCGTGTAGTTGGCGAGCGTCTGGTTCACGGAATGCAGGTATCCGCGGTGCACTTTCGCCTCCGTGGACGATACGGGCTGCCAGTAGACGGCGGCGGCCTCGTTCGCATACGCCTGAAGCGTGTCACGCCGTTTCACGGTCGAATGGCTGGAGTCCACGCTCTCCCAGATGGGAGCGCCAGCCTTGTCCAGAATGTTCGTGTATGCGGACACGACGAGCGTCTTGTCATCCGACTTGCCGGACGTGAACCATTGCAGGGAGGCGAGCTTGTCGCCGTCATCCGTCGCGGACAGGGATGCGATGCCCGGCTGCATGGCGGACGCGCTGAAATAGTGGGTTTCGCCGCCAAGCAGCGGATGGCCGGTCTTCATGTGCCACTCGTAGCCGAGGCCGTCGGCCGTGCGCGTGGGGAAGAAGCCGATGTCGCATCCGTTCTGATAGTTCGTGATGTTCGTCAGCACCTCGCCAACATAGTTGAGGTCCACGGCCTGATAGTTCGCTTCGGACTTGCCGGTCTCAGCCGTCTCCAACACGACGGGCACATGGCTGTGCGGCCAGCTCATCGCCTGTTCGACGAGATTGCGCGCGACCGTGTTCCATGTGACGTTTTTGTAATGCGTGTCATACTGCGTGTCCGGCGAGCCGTCCGACTTGATGAGGCTCTTGCCCATCGCCTTCGCGGGAAGAATCGTACGATGGTCGAAATACGTCCACATGCCCGAAGCCACCAAGGTGAGCACGCCCGAATCGGCGTCGTAGTCGCGGCGCATGAGAACGCCGCCGACCGTCAGCCCATCATCCTCCGCGACCATGACGGTCTTGCCGATGGCCGCGGTGTTGCGCAGGTCGAGCAGTCGCGCGTCGTTCGCGATATACTGCAACCTCGTATCATCCGACGAGGTGTAGATGGGCACTTTGACGGTGAGCGCGTCCGTGTCGTTCAGCTTCATCTCCCATTCGGCCGACGTGTGCGGGAGCGGGATGATGCGGCGTCCGGTCAGCAGGTCAGCGAGATAGATTCTCACCTCCAAGCCTCCTTCCATTCGACCGTCATCGACGGCGTGCCCGTCTGCACGCCCAACGGCGTGAACTGGATGGTCGCGTCGCCGGTTGGACGGAACCAATTCTCTTCGGTGAGGAACATGCTCAAATCGGACTGGTTCTGGAACAGGACGCGCTCATCGTCGAAGTCGAACACCATCGTCTCGTCAGGATTGATTTGACGACGGAATTCGACCGCCTCGCCCGTCTCGATGCAGTGGATGCGCACGCCTTCCGACAATCCGCCTCTGATTTTCACGACGAGATGCGTCGGCGCGAAACCGCTTCCCGTGATGGCGACGCGTCCCGGATTGCCGACCTCGCCTTCCGACAACGGGTCGAGCAGCGGGTCGGTGATGCCGGTGCCGTCGGTCGGCACGCCGACCGTCTGCGAGCGCAACGGCCCATACAGGTATGGGGATGGCGCGAGCAGTCCAATCTGGAACGCGGCCTTGCCGCGGTACCGGTATTCGTCCACGGTCATCGACCTGAGTTCCGCGTCGCATGACAGGGCGACGCCAGCGCCCTTCTGCACGGTGACGGGAACGAGCCGTCCGGCCATGCCGCGGAGACGGCGCATCATCTCGTCCGTATCCTCGACAGTACTGGTCGCGTAATATCCGTTGACGGTGATGGTGCGCCCATCATAGTATGTCGCACCGGGGATGGCGTTGCCATCGGCTCTGGCCCAAGAATCCTGTTCGGTCTTGGCCGACGGCAAATCGTCGAAGCCGCTCATGGACACCAGCGTGAACTCGTGTCCGGCGTCGCCGTAAAGCGTGATGTCACCGACGGTGACGGTTATCGTGCTCAAGGTCTGACACTTCCAATCATCTCGTTGTTCAAAGCGTATCCGAATCGGCGGGCCACCAGTTCCACGTCGCTCAACGGGCTTGCCACCACATTGTCGATGTGGACGCCACCGGTGGGCTGTGCCGCCGCCACCATACCAGTATAGTCGGCGAGACGCGGCTTCGACACCACGCCGAGGTCGGCCGTGTCAATCTGGTCGAAATCCAAGGAGCCGAGCACGTCATCGACCTGACCGCGCACGAACGGGCCCTGAGCGCCGATGGCCTTGCCGAAATCACGCATCAGATGCTCGCCGGACACGCTGGTGTAGCCGGAGCCGGAGAACGGGCCGACCTTAGCCGGGGAGAACGGGAAGAAGTCTCGAACCTTCTGCAACGCGCCCTTCACCGCGCTTTTCACGCTTTCGACCGCGCCAAGGATGCCCTGCTTGAAGCCGTTCATCAACGCCGCGCCCGAATTGATAAGCCACGAGCCAGCGCCCGCGAACATGCCGATGATTTGGCCCGGAATGCCTCTGACATAGCCGAGAATCCTACCACCCAATCCGGAGAACGGCCGGGCGATGTTCCCGATAATCGCCGGAATGGTGGCCGCAACGGCCATGAAGATGGACGGGAAGTTCGCGGCGATGCTGGTCACCACGCTGACGAACGCGCCAATCAGCGTCGGCAGACCGTTGACGATGCCGGAGGCCAGTCCGCCGATGATTGCGGGCAGCTGGTTGATGATTGCGACGGCGATGCCCGGCAATGCGGCGGCCAGCGACGTTATCACGCCGGTGATGGCGGACATCAACGCCGGAATCAGAGTCGGCAACGCGGAGGCGATGCTCTGTCCGATGGACGGGAGCGCGGCCACCACGGTGGCTCCAAGCGTCTGGATGCCGGAAGCCAAGGACGCTCCGAATCCGCTGATGAATCCGGCGATGGCACCGCTGTTGTCGCCGATGGCGCTGAACGCGGCCTGCACACCGGCGACCAACGCCTGACCGAGCGAGGTCATGAGGGACGGAATCTGGCCCGCCAACGTCGCGAACAGCGTTCCGAACGCCTCCAGCATCGGCTGGCCGTAGGTGGAGATGAGTCCGGGCAACTGTGCGAACATGTCGGAGAACGCCTGCGTGATTTGCGGTAGTATCGTCATCAACGCGGGCGCGAGCGTCTGTCCGACACTCATAAGAGCGTCGGCGATGCCCGGCAACGCGGCGGTGACGCTCGACACCATCTGCGGGAGGGCCGCGGCGAACGCGCTCGCCATGGCGGGCAGTTTCGTCTGGATGCCGGTGAGCGTGTTGTCGAGGCTCTTCTGCCACTCGTCGAACTTGCCTGTCATCTGGGACGGGTCGAGCTTGAATAGCGTCTGGAAGCCGGCTGTAAGGCCGGTGAACAGCGCGCCGGTCACGCCCAACTGGGATGCGATGCCGCCAATCTTGCCGATTGCCGCGCCGACCCCATTCACGGCCGCGCCGAATCCCTTCAACGCGCCGGAAGACACTTTCAGCGCGGCGGAGCCGATGGTGGCGAACGCGGCCTTTCCTGCGGACGCCAGCGGGCTGAACCGTCCGACGATACGCGACACGGCTCCGCCGAACGTGGCGGACAGTCCGGTGCCGAACGTCTTCGCGGCGTTCGTCAGCGGCGTGAACGGATTCACACCCTTGAACGAGCCGAAAATCTTTTCGGGAAGACCTTGGAGCGGAATGGACAGCGTGGACGCCACTTCGGAGCCGAACGACGCGAGCACACCCTTGACGTGGGACAGGCCGTTGCCCACCGTGGAGCCAAGCTGGGACATGGCGGCGCTGATGCCAGTCGTATCCAGCATCTCGCCGAACACCGCCTTGAACTCGGACGCCTTGCCCTTAGCGCTCGCGACCATGGAGAGCACGCCGGATTCGACGTCGGCGCGCAGGACCTCAATCTTCGTCTTGGCGTTCGAGACGATTTCCGCGAGGATGTCCTTGACGGGTGCCCACTGCTGTGCGGTGTTCGCGGCATAGTTGGACAATCCCGTCTTCAGATTGCCGAACGTCTGCATGATGCTGTCCGAAGCGGACACGGCGGAGCCGACCAAGGGGAGGAACGCGTTCGGAATCTTGAGACCGGTAAGCTCCTTGAACTCACGTCCCACCTGCACGAGCTTGTCGCGGTAGACGTCGGCGTCCTGTCCTGCGGCGTCCAACGAACGGTAGATGTCCGAATCCACGACGATGGTGTCGGCGGCGGCGCGGATGTCGCGGAACGCCTGAACGAGGGACGGGGCCTTCTTCTTCGCGGCGGCGTCCATCTCCTTGCCGAGGATTTCGAACGCCTTGAGGAAGGCTTCTGGAAGCGCGTCGGCGTCGGAACCCATCGCGTTCAGACCGCTTTGCAGAAGCTTCACATTGTCGGACACGTGTCCCACGCCGTTCAGCAGATTCGACGCGGCCTTCTGGACGATATCGAAGCCCGCCGCGCCATTCTCGCCGAAGCCGAACGCGTACGACTCCAAGTCTTTGAACGCGACGTTGAACTTGCCGAGCGCGGTCTGCACCTTCGTCGATTCGGCCAGCGTCTTCGACAGCGCGCCCGCCATGGCCGCGAGCTTGTCGATGACGGAGGCGGATGCGGATATGGCGGCCCCGAACGTGCCGGTGAAGCTGGAACCGAGCTTGATAAGCGTGTTCTTCACGCCGACAAGCGCGCGGCCGATGAACGGGATGCGGGATGCGAACCGGTCGTTCGTGGCAACCATGAGGCTGAAGACGGTGGTGCCGATGACGCCCACGGTGTTCAGCATGTCGCCCAAGTCGGAGAGGAGGTGGGCGTTCTGCGAGTTCAGGCTGATAAGGTTCGTCAATGGGGCGAGGAACTGTTCGACCTGCTTCGGGTCGAACGCCTTGTTGACGGCTGGCGCCAGCTGGTTGACGAACGTGGCGGCCAGCGTGGAGGCGGCGTTCGACAATGGCACGAATCCGGCGAGCATTTCGCCGAACGTGTCCACCATGCCCGAACCAGAGATGGCGGTCAACGCCTTGCCGACGTTCGCGGACAGTGTGGTGGCGGCTTCGGCGGACCTTACGCCGACCGTGTTCTTGATGCTGTTCCACGCGCGGTCTGCCGTGACGGGCATGGCGGCGAACTGCTTTTCGATGGCGTCGGCGTTCTCAAGCACAGTATCATAGAGGGCTTGGCCGCTGATTTTGCCTTCCTTGCCCAACTGCTTCAGGTCGCCTACGGACACGTTGAGATGCTTGGCGAGCATTCGTGCGATTTGCGGCGAGTTCTCCATGATGGAATTCAGTTCGTCGCCGTTCACGATGCCCTTGCCCAACGCCTGCGTAATCTGCCGCATGGCGCTGGACGCCTCCTGCGTGGACGCGCCGGTGCTAATCATGTTCATGTCGAGCAGTTTCGTGAACTTGGCCGCATCACCGTAATTGGATACGACTTCAGGCGCGAGCGTGCGCAGACGTGCGGCCGACTGGACGAAATCGTCCGTGGCGACGCCGACCCGGTTCGCGTATTTCAGCGACGTTTCGAGCGAGTCCTTATAGTCCCCAGTGTCGCCCACCGCGTTCTTCAGCATGGCGGTGGTCTGGCCCCACTGGTTGCCCATTTCGATGATGTTGGACGTGACGCCCTTGACGGCCTTGCCGACCGATGCGACCGCGGCGATGGCGGCGGCCGTGTTCAGATACTTGCCGATGTCGAGGTTCGCGAAGCTGTTTCCGAAGGCGTTGGCGGAACGACGTCCGCCGGCGGTGAAGGAGGCGAACACGCCGTTGAGCGCGCCTTTCACACCGCCTTGCAGGTTGAGGCTCTTATTGAATGAGCCGGAGAAGAGTCTGGACATGCCCAAGCCGTGCGAGGTGAAGAGTCGGCTTGTGCCGGACGCCAGTTTGGGCTGGATGGCGGGGGTGAGCACCGCGCCCTTGCTTGCCTTGACAAGTGCGGACTGCAAGCCTTCCAACGACGGGAGTACTTGAATCCATGCGGTCGCGATGCTGCCCTTTGCCATCTGCTATTCCTTTCGGTGAAGACCCAACGCCTTGTTGATGTCTTCCGTGTTCATCGAATCGAGTTCGTAATCCTCCTTCTTGGTGTCCTTCTGGTTTTCCGGCAATACGCTTTTCGGCTTCTGACCACTGCCGGAGTAGGGTGCGAGCGTTGACTGTTGGATGATGTCGAGCAGCCGCGCGGTCGCTCCGAACGTGCCTATGAGCTTGGCCCTCTCTATGAGGGTGTATTGCCTTGGACTTCCGTACTGGCTTGCGAAATCAGCCAGTATCTGAGCGTCCCACTTGTCCGGGTTTATCGCATATGTCAGTCTTTCGACTGGGAATCCAAAAGCGTCGGCAATTTTCCCGACAAGTATTCCCACGCGTCGAGCACGTCATCGTCGAACGCGGCCATGACCGCCTCGTACTTGTCCTCCTTCAGGACGCCGCGCATCAGCTTGTCCACGAGCCAGATTGCTTCCATGCTGTCTTCCACGCCTTCGGAGTGGATGGCCTGTTGGAATTTGCGGTTGCGGAGCAGCTTCGCATAGGCGTCGGCCCAATCGTCGTTGAAGTCTTCGACGGTGATGGTGGGCTTGCGTTTTGCCATTGGTTTTCCTTTCGTATCGGATTGTGTTCCTTTATAAGGATACCCCACATGCCGGTCAAGTTGGTATGTGGGGTATTATTCCTGTCACACTGAAACGAGCGACATATCGTCGAACGTGATAGTGCCGACGCGCGCAGTGCAGACAATCTGGGCGCGCACCGACGTGCCGTCGGACTTGAACGCCGCCGATTTCGCAATCCACTTACCGGTTGGTTCCGGCTGTAGCGCTTCTTCGAAGACAACCGACTGCGTGTCAACGTCTTTCACACTGATGTACGCTGCCTTTGGAAGGTAACCAGTTCTCATGTAGAACGAAAATCTGAGGCTCTGGCCCGGTGGGATGACGAACACGTCGGAGGATACCACCGGGCGACCAGCGGCGGGGTCAACACCAAGAACCTTTCCACCTCCGTGCGCATCAGCTCTTTCGACAATACTTTCCGCTGGCGTCCATCGCGCTTCGGCCCCTTCGAAGTCGCCGTTGGGGACCAGATTGGTGGTGAACTCTCTGAAATCGTACGATGCGGTCATGTTCAGCGTGCTCTTATACCTAGCGGCGGACCACTTGTTGACGCCGCCGCTTGTCGTGGAGACCGTGGACTTCATGGCCTGAATCTCGAAATTGGTACCCTTCGGAAGGGTCAGTCTTCCAGTCTAGACGTTGTTCTTGTCCTTAGCCATCTTCACGCCGGTGGTACGCTGCCACGGCTGTGACTGGCCCCAGTCTCCGAGCACCCATATCGCACCGCCGTCAGCCACCGTCTCGTCAGTGACGGTGACTGTCAGCGTCAGATTCGGAGAGCTTACGCTTTTGGGATGGTGATGTACTGGGTCTGTGCGGGCTGGGTGGCGGTCGGATACGCGTTGATGGTGAACTCGAAGTTCACGAGCGCGGTGTGCACGTGGCTGATGTCGCCGGTGATGAGGAACGTGGCGTCGGCCATCACGTTGCGGCGCTTGCGGCCACCCTTCAGGATTTCGTCGATGACGATGACGTGATGTTCGAGGTCTCCGGCCTGCTCCTTGACGGTGATTGTGCCGTCCTTGCTGGAAGTAGCGGCGGTCACGGTCACATTGGAGGAGCCGTAGGCGACCTTGAGCAGGTCTTCGTTCAGCGCCTCGATGCACGTGCCCGTCCACGTCTTCGAGAAGGTCGGGTCGGCCTGTGCGACGGTATCGCCGCCAGCGGCCACGATGTCATCACCGGCGGTGAGGGATGCCGGTTCGGTCAGGCCGTCTTCGGACAGGTAGCCGAGGCCGACGAACGCCGCGTCCAGTTCGGAAGTGGCGTCGGTGGGGATTGCGGTGCCCAGTGGGGCGACCCAGATGTAGCCGGACTTGTTCGCGCTCGCACCCGGCTTCGAGAATGTCACGTTTGCGGAAGACTGCTTTGCGCCCATCTCATTTTCCTTTCGTAGTTAACGTTCTAATCGGTGGGGAGGGCGGCATCGTAGCCGCCCTCATATGCGGGTGAGGTCACTCGGTGGTGTGGGTGATGGCGTAGAACTTGTTGGTTCCGCCGATGAAGCCCCAGCCGATTGCGACCTCGGTGCGGAGCATCACCTTGTTGACCGCGCCCAAATCGCCTTCGGTGGAATTGTCCGGGTTGCCGGAGTCGAACACTTCGATGCCGGACAGCGGGATTGCGCCCCACACGAAACGGTTGGCGAAGTCGCCGATGACCGCATCGAGCACCTTCTTGGTCAGCTGGCCGGAGCCGGTGGCCGCGGCGGTGTCGGACACGGTGTTGGAGGCTGCGAGGGTGACGCCGCCGAGGTTGACCATGTTGCCGATTAGCGGAACGTCGGCGGCATACTGGGTCGGCGTGCCAATGGTGGTGAGGCCGTCGCCGATTGCGGCCAAGTATGCGGAGGTGGTGACGCCCTGAGCGGACGCGTCGCCCTGCGCGGCGACCTGACGCACGGCCTGCTTGAACGCGGTGGCGGCTTCAGCGCCGGTGCCCGGCGTGTAGCTGATGTCTCCGGCCTTGTCGAGCACGTAGCCGTTGGTGCGCGCGACGGTGGACGCGGCCTTGGTCGCCGGGTTGACGCCGAAGATGGGCGCGAAGTCGAGAGCGCGGCTGATTGCGCGGTTCACGTAAGTGCGGTACTGGTCGAGGATTCCGGCCTGATACGGCTGTGCGAGGATGCTCTGGAGCATGGTCTGCGGGGAACCGGCCCGGAAGGTGGCGTCGGTCGGATTGTACGCGCCGTCAACGCCGAACAGCTGGAGGAACTTCTTCGGGAAACGGTATGAGATGTAGAAGGTGATGGGGTTGATGGTCACGACGCCGTTGGTCGCGTCGCTGGAACTCTTCTTCTTTTCGGCTTCGGTCTCGCCGGTGGCTCCTTCGCCGAAGATGCCCATTTCTCCGGAGAAGTCGATGGTCTGCATCTGGGTGCCGATAAGGTCGATTGGAGTGCTGTTGGAAATCTTGGCGATTGCTCCGGCCGCTGGCTGGTCGGAAATCAGCTTGCGGTCTACGAAGCCCGGCTTCAGTTCGATTGTCGCTAGGGACATGGCTTCCTTTCGTGGTGGATGGTGTCGGCCTTCTGCATTGCGGCCCCGACTTGGCCTCTACCACGATTGTTTCCGGCTGTGTGCGCCTCGACCCCACCGTCGCCGGTGGGTATGCCCTGCATTGTTTTACGACTGTGCGGGGCGGTTCAAGTCGTTACGTTTTAGGCGAGACGGTCGGATTTTGGCAGGCGAACGAAACTTTCAATGGTCTGCCGACCGTCTCCAAGACATAGCATAACACCCCGTCTGACTTTCGTCAAACGGGGTGCCGTGCAAACCAGAATCACAAGAGAGGAGCTGCACATTACTGCGCAACAGTTCTTATTCTACCACCTTCTCGTCGCTGTTCGCGTTCGGCGTGTCGCCGGACTTGCTATGTGGTCCGACTTGGCGCGGTTGCACTGCATGTGCGCCGGGACGAGATTGTCCATCCTGTCGCTTCCGCCAGCCGCGCGCGGTATCACATGGTCGGCGGTGAACGCCAGCGGATGCGCCGTGTTGCGGCCCCAGTAGAACGGCTCGCCGCAATAATAGCAGGGCGCTCCCGTGCGCTTGGTGCGCTCGCGGAGGATGGTGCGGTTGCGGTGGTAGAGGCCCGTATCCTTTCCCATCAGGCAATCACCTCCCTGACCTTGCGCTCCTTCGGACGGTTGACGCCGCGATACCACGCGGCGATGGACACGCCCTTCAGACCGGCCGTTGTCTCGGTCTTGCGTATCGGAGCGAACTTCCACTGGTCATCCGAACCGGACTTGAGCTTCTGCGCGTTCTGCACTTCCGCGGTCAACTGCGGGTTGTTCGTATGCTTGAAGCGCCCCTCGTCCAGCAGGTCGAGGAATCCCTGCTGGGATGCGAGGAATTCGGTGCCAGTCAGCTGCACGACGTTCAGGCCGCGCGGAAGCATGTCCCTTATCGGATTGTTCAAGCCGCCAGCATCCAGAATGAGCGTGGTCTTGCGTGGGCGCGTCTTCAATTCGTCCACGACCCACTGCCATGATTCGGTGGTGGGACGTTCGTCCACGATTTCGCCGATGATGTACGCCCACTTGTCGTAATGCTTCGAGCCGACCGTCACCTCTTCGGTGCTTGCTGCCACGGACAGGGCGAGCGTGCTGGTGGCCGGGTCGAAGGTGAGCGCGTAGACAAGCGTGTCGCGGTCATGCTGGAGGTCGGAGTAGGCGCTGTCCCACAGGTCCATCGGGATTGCGGGCGGAATGCTGTCCGCCCACCACAGGCCGAGGTCTTGGATGCGGAAGTCTATGAGGCCGTCCGCGCCGCCCTGCTTGGCTATCGCCACGTCGGTGAGGAACGCCTCGCGTGGAATAACGTCCGGGTAGAGTGGGTTGGTGAGCGCCCACAGCTGTTCGTCTTCGATGTCCGCCGTCTCGTCGTCGATGCCGTAGCGCACCGCATACGACATGTCGTCGTTCTCCGCGTTGTCGAGGAACACGTTGAACGTGTCGCCGATGGACGAGGGGAGGAACGGGGTGCCAGTGTAGATTATCATCGCCATGCGGCGCGTCTTCAATGTCTTCGAAATCATCGCCTCGTATTCGGAGCGGAGTTCCTGAGCCTCGTCGAAGATGACCAAATCGAACGTGCCGCCCATGCCGGCGGAAGCGCTCTTGCGGGAGCGGAAGCGGACGAACGCGCCGTTCCTCAACTGTAGGCGCTCGCGGCCCATGGTGGTGCTGAAATGCGTGACTTCGGCCTTCAGCTCCGGGTTCGCGTCGATGGCGTCCTTCAAATCCTCCATGATTTTGTTGGCCGCAATCTGCTCGTGCGCGGTGACGAGCACGTTCAGGCCGAGCACGAACAGGTAGTAGAGGATTGGGGCGGTGAGGATTTTGGTCTTGCCGTTCTGACGCGGCATGTTCAGCGCGACGCGCTTGTACTTCCAAGTGCCGTCCTTCTTGCGCTGGAACGCGTTGTTGAGGAATTCGACCTGAAACGGGAGGATTGCGTTCCCGCGGCCCCAGTTCACGTATTCCGCGGCCATGATTGCCACGTCGGACTGCGGTCGGACCGCAGCCCTCCAGTTTGGATTCTTTACCAGCATTTCACACCACCTGATATTTCTTGAGTACTTCCGAATCAGCGCCCTTGCCATAGGCGTCGCCGATTGATGCGATGTCCTGCGCGGTCTGCGGGAACGTCAGCTCGTAGTCCAACGTGATGCCCAACGGTTCGAACACCGCGTTCAAATCCTGTTTGATGATGTAGGTTCGGCTGACGAAGCTTTCGCGGTTCGACACCAGCGACTGTGTTGTGGCTCCGAGCGTGTCCAGAATCTGCGCGTCCTGCGGCGGCAGTCCGGTTTCCATCTGGAAGCTGAGCGCCGTGTTTTGCAGGAGGGTTTTGAGCTGTCCGTTGTCCCACTGGCTGAGTCGTTTGACTTCCGGCCGGACGATGGTGTCGTGGTCATCGTTGGCGTCGAATTTCGTCCAGTTGGCCGGATTCTTGTTCGGGTCCGTCTTGATTACCACGTCCGGGGATGTGCCGACCACGACCGGCTCCGGGAGCATGAGGTGTTCGAGGTTTTGGGAGATGAGTCCTTCGATGACCATGGCGCGCTGTGCGAGCAGTATGGCTTGGTCGGTGACGGGCGCGTGGCTGAGCGTGAGGCATCGGAGGTTTTCGTCGATTTCCTCGGCGTTCTCGTCATAGCAGCGTCCATCCAAGCCGACGGCGGCGACCTTCTCCAACGGCAGGTCCGCGGAGGGGAGGTAGTCGGCGCTGAGCGGGTCGCCGTCCTGCATGAGGAAGTAGGAGTTGGCTCCGCCGACCGCTTTGGCGAGGATGCGGGTGAAGCTGCGTTTGCCGACCGCGCTGAAGTTGGTGACGCGCACGCGCATGGCGTACGCGTTCTTGACGAGTTCAATCCATGGGAATGAGATTGCCTGTTCGTCAACTGTGGTGAGTGTCATGAGCGTTTCGCTTCCTTCGCGATGAGTTTCTGGAGTGTGGTTTTCGGCGCTTTGGTGGCGGTGGCCTTGCTTTTGTGCGAGTCCACTTTCACCGCTTCGTCGAAGTTCTTGGTCATGGTCATGAGCAGCTGCATGAAGCTGACGTAGTTTCTTTGCGCGTTCGCGGCCATGCTCATGTAGTATTGGCGGTCATCGTCTTCGGTCTCCTCGGCTTTCCGCGTGTACTCCTCCATATCTGAGTATGCCTTGTCGATGAGCCCGTTGACCTGTTCCATGCGGGTTGAGAGGGCTTCCTCAGTCTTTCCGGCCATAAATCCTCCTTAACTGTTCGGCCATTTGGCGTTGTTGCGCCCGATACCATCGTACCATTTCGGTTTTCATGATGGTGCGGCGTGTGGGGCTTTCCGTGTATTGCGGGTCGGTGTTGCTGATTGTCGGGGTCATGTGAGGCTGTTCCTTACGTAGATTTTGCAGTCGCATCCGGCGTGTCTCGCCCAGACGCCGTAATGGTTCGCGTCGTACGGGTGCCATATTCCGCACCGTTCGAGGCACCATTGGCATGTCTCGCCGACCGCCTCGCGCACGACTTCGGTTGTCGAGTCGATGGCGAACAGGTTGTTGGTGGCCTCCTGCATCGGCTGTATCGCCAGTTCGCGCTTGTATTTGGCGAGGAAGTCGCGCACGGTCTTGTCGGAACGTTGCTGGCTTAGGAGCCATCCGATTTTCTTGCCAAAGGCGTCGGAGTCGAGCCGTTCTAAGCCCAGTCCCGCGGATTTTTCGGCGACCTGCTTCCAGATGTCTCCCAAGACCTTTCCGGCCATATGCTTGTCGCCGCTGCTTGCGGCTGCTTGGGCTTGGCGCACCTGCTCGTCGGTGATGATGTCCTTGGCGGCCGGTGAAAGTATCTCCATGAGGTCTTCGACGGACTCCTGTGTGCTCTTCAACTCAAGTACTCCAGCTGGTAGTCGTAGACGGTGGAGGCGCGTCCGTCCTTGGTCGGCTGGGTGTCTGTCGTGTTAAGCAGCGGGGTGCCCATGATGTCCCAGAGGCTCTGGTTGTACCAGTCGGTGAGCGCGTCGCCGATTTCGGCGCTGAGCGTGTTGTCGGCTCCGCCGGAGAGTTCGCGCGTCACCACGGTGATGGCGATGTCCAAGTGGCGGATGTATGGGGTGATGTCCGACGCGTTCTGGCGTGTGACGATGATGAGCGGATACTGGCTGGCGTCTTTCACTGCCGGATACTTGTCGTATACGCGCATGTCGAGCCGTTGCGCCAGTCCGTTGATGATGTCGTTGACGATTTCGTTGTCCTTGCTCACAGTCCGAGTCCTTTCAGCGTGTCGCCGGAGTGCGGCGTCACATGGTATTTGATTTCCGTTCCGGCCCTTCGCGTTCCGTTGAACGTGCTGAGCGTGCGGTATGTGGTCATGGTCGGCGGGTTGCCCCTGTACGAGTCCATGCGCAGCTGCGGCATGATTCGAGACGCGACGCGGCGGGACTCCTGCTGGAATCCCGCCGACTGCATGACGAGGTTGGTGGCCGCGTTCGGTGCGGCGACCATGATTTTAGCGCCTTTGAGTCTTGCCATCAGTATTGCACCTGCTTCGCGTTGAAGCTCCATTTGAACGGGTTGAACATGACCCTGTTCTCCGGGTCTATCGGCGGTTTGATGGAGGTGACGTGGTAGAGGCTTCCGTGGTATTCGAGTTCGCCGCCGACGATTTCGGGCGGCGTGTCGGGCGCGGCCACGTGGATGGTGAGCGAGTCCACTTCGGTCATGTTGTCGAATTCGCTGGTGTTCTCGCTCGTGGTGTTCGCGGTCACGATGCCTTTGACGGTGTGTTGGCCGTCGCCGGTGGTGACTGTGATTTCGTGTGTTTTGAGTCCGTAGTGCATCAGATTTGGAACCTCGCTATGGTGGGGCGTCCGATGCCGAGCTGTTTGAGCTGGTTGCTGGTGAAGAACACGTCATCCGTGTTGCCTCGCCATTCGCCGGTGAAACTGTAGCCGCCCGCGGTCTGCGTGAACGTCTTGAACGCGCTCAGGTCGGTGTCGCTTTCGGACATGGACTCTTTGCGGCTCACGTCCTGCGAGACGCTGACGCCGATGATGTCGGCGACCATCTGGCGGGTGAGCGGGTCTTCTTCGACCAGCTTGTCCAAATCGTCGCCTTGGTTGCGGTACATCATGCGGAGCACGTTGGACGCGGCTCCGCGTTTGCGTTCCTCATAGTCCACGAGGTCCACCGGCACTTTGTGGCGCAGGTACGCTTCGGTGTCTTCGACGGTGGCGAGCGGCTTCAGTTCGTCGGTCAATTCTTTTCCTTCCAGTCGTGCATCGCGAGTCCCAGCTGCAAAAGATGCTCGGCAAAACGCTTTACCAGCCTGTCCTTCTCGTTTTCATCCAATTCCGTTGGTGATGTTACCGTCACGTCATCGTCGATGATTGAGAGGGTCGCCGGGACGCTTTCGTCGCGCATCACCATGCCGAGGATTCGGACGTCACGCATGGGCGGCTCCCATCCAGTCGGGTGCCTTGGACGCCGGTTCGACGGTCACCGGGGTGACGCGCGTGCGGCTGTTGATGCTCGCGGCGAGCTGCTTCTCGAACTCGTCGAGACGCGTCTCGTCCTCCGGCAGGAGTTCGGCGCTCAGCCCGTACTGTTCGGCGATGGCGTTGCGCTTCGCCTGCATCAGGCCGATGCTGATGCCCTTCTCGCGGGCCTCCTTGACGCGCGCCTCGGTCTCCTCGGCTAGCTTTCGGGCGTCTTCGGCTGCTTTCTGGGCTGCTTCGAGCTTTTCGCGTTCCTTGGCGAGCTTTCGGCTGATGATGGCGTCGAGCTGGGCTTGGGTGATTGTCGGCTCCTGCTGTGCCGGGGCCTCTGAGCCTCCATTCTGGCCTTCAGAGCCTCCCATTCCGGTACCGGTCGCATTCGGGTCTGTTCCTTCCACTAGTCGGATGTGGTTGAATCGTGTACGAAAATTCATATCAGCCTTTCCAGTCTGAGCCGCATCGCGAGTTCCACGATGTCCGTAGCAGCATTATACGCCCTGCGCAGGTCCATCCGCGCCTTCAGCGTCTTCGGATTGTCGAAATCGTCGGGCAGCGCCTTGAGCTGCCGTCCGAGTTCGCCTTGTATCGAGCGGGCTTGGTTTTCAATCGTTTGGATGGGTGCAGTCAAGTGCCATCTCCTTCTTGTAGGTCGCCACGAGGCAGTCGTGTTCGAAGCCTCCATCGTCCACGGTCTGAATCGTCGTGTAGTGCACCGGGGTGTTCGCGTATTCGGCGTACCACGCCCATGCGAACATGATGGTCAGCATGACGGCGATGGCTCCGTATGCGATGGTGTTGAATGGTTCGCGCAT